AAGACCATTACTAACGTTACGTTATGGGACGCCCCACATTTGTATGACAATGATTTACAAGTGTTGATGAATGCCGGACTGTCAGAGGATAGAGCCGTTAAGGTCTTGGCGTTCCAGAAGAAGGAAGCATATAGTACCAAGTTCCTTCCAGAAACGGAAGCCATGATGAAGGAGTTGGTAGGTGATACAGTTGTAGAACATTCTAATGAGTTTGGTCAGACATTTAAGACAGACGGTTATACATATGTATTACAGAACCTGCATATTCATCGTCTTATCAAGGAGTTGAAGGATGATACGGAGCGACTGCCAAGAGTCTTTGGAGAGCCGAAGCACCTTATAGGGCGAGTGTGGAAGAACTTCAAGAGTGAGAAGTTCTCCGGCCACCTTGTTGACGACTTCGATGTCCCCGTCCACTGGCCTGTAGACTTCCAGATCGACTTCCACCCATCCGAGAATATTGCAATCAGCTTCCGCGCCTGTGATCCATATGGGAGGCATTTCATTGTTGATGAGGTGTGGGATCATCTTACTAATGGGCAGATAGTGGATGAGATTGTGAAGCGGGTTAAGAGGGGGGCGTGGAGATTGGAGAGGGGGGAGATTGATGCGTTGTCGAAAGGGGATTCGGCATATGTGAAGAATAGGCGGGGGACGGAGACTGAGGATTCGTTCTACGAGATACAGCGGATGTTGAAGCAGCATGACATCAAGCTCGGTGTGGGGAGTAAGGCAGAGAAGAACTATATAGCGAAGGTAGATGAGTGGATCACCAACGACCCGCCATTGTTCTTTGTCCAAGTTCATTGCCACGAAACTATCCACCAGATTGAACGGTGGGTGTATGAGGATAATGGAAAGCCTTCGGCTAACGGTCACTTCCCTGAATGTATTGGACGTTTCAGTCAAACGGGGTTAAAGTACACTGTGATGAATGACGACAGTGAGGAGATCGAGGCGAAAGATGCTATAATTATACAAATGTTGGAAGCTGAGTTGACTATTCCTACGGCAGATGTGGCGTAAATTAAATAAGGAGGGGAGAATGAATAAAATGATTACAGCAAGCGAAATAGGAAGAGCAATATTAGATACATTATTGCATCATGAAAATTACATTGCCCATTCTAATGAGGCATGGAAAACACTAACGGTCCGAACAACGAGGATGGACTTTACAGACATTGAGTTGTGTATGTCGGAAGTAAAATTCAGAGCGAGTATTATTACTCCTGCAATTAATAATCTTATTAACAATGTCCCTTGTGGGCTTGATCCATGTCCTGATATTCGATTAAGGTTACCTGAAAAGGGATTTGCGGCATGGGAAAATTGTGATGGGGTAACAGTAAGGGTTGAAAAGTTGTCCCCCCAGAACGACCCGTCTTTTCCTTGTCGTGTCGATGTTTTGGCGGATTGGAATATTTTTAGACACGAGTTATCTGACCTTGAGAAACTCAAGCAAAGAGTAGAGGCATTGGAATTATGTATGGATAATATAAGTAATCGTGCAAATATTTAAGGAGATGAGTAATGGCAGAGAAAGATAAGGATACAGATAAGAGTAAGGGCGTAGAAACAGAGGAAGAGAAGAAGGAACGGATAAAAGAGAATCGCCTTCATGCTAAAGAGAAGAAAGAGTTTCTTGAAACTGGCATGAAACGATATGAGCGCGAGAACAAGAAGGATAAGGGGAATAGGGAGAAGGCATCGGACGATCAGAAATTCCTCAATCTTGATCAATGGACAAATGATGATTTGGATACTCGTAAACAACTCAAGCGCCCCGCGTTAGTATTCGATGAATTGAATCGTCCCGTTAATCAGATTATCGGGGAGATGAGGATGAGTAAGGCGCATATCAAGGTGATACCGTCGGACGTTGAGGGGAGTGCGGCAGTGGCGAAAGCGCGACAGGAGATTATTCACGCCATCGAGTACGACTCGGAAGCCGACTCTATTTATGATTATGCCGGAGAAAGTATGGCGGGGTGCGGGTATGGTGCGTGGCGCATCTGTACCCGATACTGTGCTTCCAACCCGTTTGTTGAAGAGATATATATGGAGAGGATTAAGAATCCTTTATTGGTATTCATGGATAGCTCCGCAAAATCTCAGGTGTATTCGGATTCCAAGTATGGGTTCGTGTTGGAGCATGTGACGAAGGATGAGTTTGAGGAAAGGTATCCCAAGAAGAAGTTACCCGCTATAGAAGATTTCAAGACCCACCCGGGGAATGTGAATGAGTTGTGGTTCGATGAAGATGGGTTTTGGATTGCGGATTATTATTTGGTAGAGGAAGAAGAGACTAAGTTTGTATTGATGGAAGATGACGAGGTGATGACGAAGGATGAGTATAAGGAGAAGTTGGAGAAGTGGGAAGAAGAACAGAAAGAGTTGATGGAGAAGCAATATCAGGTAGCTGTAGCAACATATCAGCAAATGGTTATGCAACAGGCACAGCAGGCGCAAGGGCAACAGGGACAGCCACAGCCACAAGGGGCAATGCCTCAACAAGGACAGCAGTCACAACAGATGCAAGGGCAGCAGGGACAAGCAATGCCTCCACAGGGGATGCCTCAGCAGGCTATGCCTCCACAGGCCATTCCTCAACAACTCCCCCCGCCCCCTAATCCTCCCGACCCTGATCTTCTCCCGCCTCTCCCTGACGGGCTTACTATAGCAAAGGAGGCAACTAAGGTTGTCCCTAAGATCAAACACTATGCCATAGCCCCCGGAGAGATTCTGGACGGCCCTAACGACGTGCCGGGGCGCTATGTTCCGATAGTAATGGTGCGGGGACCCGAGAAGAATGTAGACGGTAATCAGGTCGTCACGTCCGCTATTCGTAAGGGGAAAGACCCGCAGAAGGCGTTGAATGTTACTGAGACAAGTAAGGCTGAAATCATAGGGATGATTCCTCACGCACCGTGGATTGCGACGGCAGAACAGATTCAGCCGTATGATAAGTTCTATCAGGCGTCTAACGTGCAGAACTATCCGTGGCTGCCGTACAAGCCACATATTATTACGGACGATAATGGTCAGAGTCATCTCGTGCCGAAGCCGGAACGAGTAAGCATAGGTCAGACCCCGACTGCCATGTTTCAGTTTTCTAACGACATTAAAGGTTACATTGAGGATGCGGTAGGGATAGCGAGAGCCGATACGATGGCGACAGACGACCCAAGTAGGACAGGGGCAGCGGTGCGCGGCAAGCGTCGTCCATCTGATGTTGGCACATTCCCCTACATCGACAACCTCCATCGTGGCATTGTGCATTGCGGCCGCATCATCAACAGCATGATACCGGAAGTATATGATAGTAGTCGGGACGTTAGAGTAATGGTGGGAGAGGAGGAGGAAACGATCTCCCATATGCCCATCAACACTCCGTCTGTGGATGCTATGAAGAAGGTACAGGGGAATCCAGAGCATTATCAGGGAGTGGATATAGGTGAGTTGACCAAGTTGGCAAAGGAGAAGCCAAAGGATATGTATAACGATATTGGGAAAGGGGAGTATGATGTTATGATTAAAGTGGGGCCGCCGTTTAGTACGGCAAGGGAAGAGGCATCGGATCAGATGATTCAGGTAGCGGTGCAGGGGCAGAAGATGAGTCCTATCGATAAGTATTTTGTGGTTAAGAATCTTAACTTATCTGATGGCGGGGAGTATGCGGATGCGTTGCGTGGAATGATACCACCGCACATTTTACCGCCTAAGGAAGGGGATAAGCCACGACCCAAACCTCCTATTCCTCCCCAGATGCAGTTGGTGATGGCGAAAGCGGAAACGGAGAAGTTGAAACAGCAGGCAACGATATTAAAGACCAAAGAGAGTTTGATGAAGATAGCGAAAGAGAGTAAGAATAAGGACGAGGAGATATATAGGATAGCGTTGAGGGCATTAAGCGACGTATTCACCCCAGATCAGGGAGGTCAGGGTGGAACGGTAAACCAATAATAAGGAGGTAGGGGATGGGTGTGATTTATTGGGGAGTAAATCATCAAACGAGAGAGTGTTATGAACTTGGGAAAGGTGCATGGCTATTGTTGACAAACATGAAAGACAGTATTGTAGATACTACACAAGTTGAGTATCTTACGAAGATGATTACTACATGTATTATATCAAATGATAGTAATTGGACAGAAGAGTCAGTAATTGATACAGAACGGCACAAGAGGATTGCTCTTGATTTAAGAACACTGGGGAGGTGTCGAGATATTGAAATTATAAACGATACGGAAGGGTATGACCCTGAGCATATAGGATACCGGAACATTGGGGATATATGGCATGGTATTACATCTTTACGCCAAGCAAAGACGAAAGAATCTATTACTCTGAGAGATATACTCGCTAAGAATCTCAGACAAAGAATTTTGAAGGCTTATGAAGTGACTCAGAAAAGGGAAAAGGTGAATATTAAGGTTAATAAAATATACTTTGACCAAACAGTTAATGACTGTGTTGACCAGATTGCAGATGCTTTAATTTTTGATGCAATATCTATTACAAAGGAGGTAGGGGATGATATTTGAATTGACGAGTTTAAAGAAAGAGGGCGGGGATAAGATAACAGTGGTTATTCCTGAAACTACACCTGTGATGATTGATCGAGTGGTTAATGCAGCAGGAGAAGTTCTCGGTACAAGGTTAGTAATCAGTGGGCTTGGGACGGTTATATGTCAAGAGGCGTATGAGACGGTTAGAAGTCTGGTACAGAAATATATGGGCGTGAGGGGGGTATATGTCAATTAGAATGATTCACGACAAAGTCTTAATCCTCCCCGACAAGCCAGCGGAGAAATATGGAAGCCTGTATATTCCCGAAGCATATCAGGTTACGCTCTGGAGTGGAGTGGTGGTTGGTATTGGGCCGGGAGAGTATGATAAGTATGGGAAGTTCAAGCCCACCACGCTTCATGTTGGAGATCACGTTGTGATTGATACCGCAAAAGCCGTCCAGAACACTTTTGAGGATGTGGAGTATATGATTACGCGGGAGAAGGAGATATTGTTCTATATTCCTGCGGGAGAGGAGATTGATTTGGCTACGTTTACGAAGAGCGATAGGCCGACAAGGAAGGAGTGGGAAGAGATTATGCATAAGACGGAGAGAGGGGAGTGTGTGAGGAGGACAGTATGAGTGTTTCAGCAGATCAGAAAAAACCTCTTGACAATTCCAAACCAATTAGCTATACAAATAACAATGTTATACATATACCACGCAATGAGATTATTGAATTACTTAAAGCTCTTGATGGCGCAAAGAGAAAGTTGCAGGAGAGGTTGAAATGAGGTAATGTAATACAAATAATCTCTACCTCTTAGGTAGTAACGAGAGTACAGGGCATTGCTCACAAGGCAATGTCCTTTTTTTATACTCAAAGCGGCCCATATAGGACACCCGCTTAATCACCACCTCCCCCAACGGATAGTTGGATACGGAGAAAGGAGGCATCGGATGGGGACGATAGGAAGGAAGATTTACAGGGAAGTAGTTATCGACATGCAGACAGGGGAGACCCTTTATGAGGATAGTTATATCTATGAAGGCCCAATGATGCTGTGTGACGAAGCGCCTGACCCGCCACCTGACGATCCACCACCCGCAGACAACACGCCTCCGGCAGACAACTCACCACCGCCCGATGACAATACCCCGCCCGCAGACGAACCATCTCCGTCCCCGCCACCCACGACTCTCAAATATAAGAGCCATGAGGAAGCGGAAGAGGGATATAAGAATCTGGAGAAGAAACTTGGTGAACAGGGTAATCAGGTATCGGAGTACAAGAAGCAAGTAGAATTTTTACAACGTGTTGCTAAAGGTGAAATCAACATTGACGGGACACCTAAGTCTGCTAAGGCAGATGCAGCCCCGCCTCCCGGTGATGGAAAGCCTATAGAACCCTTGTCGAAAGACTTCTACGATGCCGATGGTGGATTTGATTACGAGAAACATGATGCCGCACGCCTCCGGTATGCCGTTGATCTGGCTAAGTGGGAATGGACACAGGACACGAAGGCTAAGCAGCAGCAGACTACTCAGGCAGAAACTTTGCGGAAGGGTATAGAAGCACATGAGGCTCGTATTAAGAAAGCCGCAGAATCCGATCCTGCAATCCTCGACATAGTGGCAGACACCACGCTTCCAATATCCAATGCTATGTATGCAGGGATAGTCGTGAGTGAGGACGGCCCAAGTATTCTTAGATACCTTCACGAACATCGTGATGAGGCAAAAAGGATATTTGAGTTGAAACCCGCTTATCTTCGTGCAGATGGCACACGATTTGAACCTCAGACCGGGAATCCATTTACAGTATTTTATGAGTTAGGACGGATTGCCGGGATTGTTAAGAGTACGCCGGAACAGAAACCAAAGATAAGAAGTAATGCTCCTCCACCGCATGTACCAGTAGGAGGGAATAATGGTAAGGCTGCTCCAACCGGGGAACTTGCTTCCCTTGCGAAGAGCGACCCCGCCGAATATCTCAAACGAGTTCATGCTGGCGAGGAATAATAGACAAGGAGAATTAAGATGCCAAATAAGACTATAACCAGCGTAGAAGTGGCTATCAACGCCATTGATGTCTTGCATAACAACGCAAAGATGATTCAGGACATTGATAAGCAGTATTCAGCGCAGTTCAACAAAGAGGGAGCCAAGATCGGCTCCACGTTCAATATTAAGCGTCCGTGGCGTCCAACGGTAAGTAGACAGGCAGCGCTTGTTGCCCAGTCCTTTGCCGAGGATACCGTACCGCTTACTTTGCAGTATCAGTATCAGGTTGGGTTGAATTTTACCCAGAATGAGCTTTCATTATCCGTCCAGAATTTCCGTAAACAAGTCCTCGACCCTGCTATGCCAGCTATGGCAACGGCAATGGATGTGGATGCGTTGCAGCTTGGATGGAATGGTTTTATGCAGATGGGTACGGCGGGAACAAACCCCGGAACGGCTGGTGGTGCGTTTGCCAATATTCTGCTTAACTACAACTCCCCTGACTGGCCGCTATTCGCCGGAGCCTTGCTTGATGGGCAGTCGGCTCCTAGAGATGGCAGACGCCGAATCATCCTTAACCAGTGGGCTATGGCTCAGACGGTAAGAGGGTTGAGTGGATTGTACGAAGATGCTCCCAGTATCGGGGAACAGTACAAGAAGGGTGTTATGTCCAAAGCGTTGGACTTCGACTGGTGTATGGATCAGAACATTGGAACACTATTGACAGGAACTCGGCTCCTCACCAGTACGCCGCTTGTTCTTGGTGCATCACAGACAGGCGCTAATTTACTTACTAATGGTTGGTCGTCACTTGCTACCATTAATGCTGGCGAGGTTATAATGCTTGCCGGAGTGCATCATGTCAACCCCGAGAACCAGAAGCCCAACACCGCATATCTCGCAACATTTGTCGTGACTGCAAACTGTACGGCAGACACGAATGGCAACATGACGATTCCTATTTACCCGCCGATTACTCCGGCTGTGGTGGGGTCGTCTTATGGAACAGTCGATGTATCTCCGGCGACAGGCGCAGCGATCACTTGTCTGTCAGGGTCCCCGAATACCTCCTACCCCGTTAACCTTGCTTTCCACGGTGACGCCTTTACAATGGCGACTGCCGACTTGGTTATGCCGGGTGGAGTGGATTTTGCTGCAAGAGAAGTGCATGACGGAATAAGCATCCTGATTGTTCGTGCATATGATATTACCAATACGCAGTTCCCAGCACGTTGCGACGTCTTAGCTGGTTACGCATGTACGCGCCCCGAGTTAATATGTAGAATAACAGGGTAAACATGAATCATTTCAAGGAGTTACGTTGATTAACATTATAAGACAAGGAGAATAAAATGTACAAAGTGCTTGATGATATGAACAGTGATGGTGTGGTGCTTGGCCAGTCCCCTACTGCAAAAGTAGGATTCTTTGGTCAGCCAGCTATCCCGCAGCGCAGTAACCCCATGCAGGCTAACGTGCAGGGGATGAATGGTGGGCAGCTTGTTACCGCTGCTTTCTCTTGGACACCAGTAGGTGTGAGTGGACAGCAGATATTGGAGCAGTATTTTTCAATCACTCCTACTCTTGGTACATTCTGTGCCACCACCGACTTTTTGCTCGGAGTTATCAAATCAACAATGAGTCCCACGACCGGATTGGGCATTGCCGGGCTTAGAATTTCGTCAACCAACCAGTTGGCGATTAACTGGGCGAATCCATCAGCAGCCCCCATTTCGCCGTCCACTGAGTTTTATACCGCTATTATCGCTCAGGGGTTTCCGATAATCTCTCAGGTGATTACGCCCGCAGGTGTGCCGTCCCTGTCCCAGAATGAACAGATATTTACCATTCAGGCAAGTGGGGCGACAGGAACAGCAGTTATCAACAATGCTGGTCAGGTGGCTGGCGTGTATATTGGGAATGGCGGGTCGGGGTATATGACTCCACCTGAAATATTGTTTGGTGGCGGGCCTCCTCTCGGTGGAGTGACCGGGCCACAGGTAAGTACAACGCTGGTTGGTAACAACCCCGCATATCCGCTTAACTTTGCGGCTCCCAATGCTGGAAATCAGGTCGGGGCGTTTGGTGGAGAGTATCCGGCGGCAACAGCGTCAGCGCCATATGGGTCAGGCGCGGCTGGAATAGCCGTAGTGTCTGGTGGTGCAGTTATCGGTGTAGTGATGACCAGCCCCGGATCGGGATACCAGATAGCACCAGCCGTCAGTTTTGTTGGTGGAAATACCTTCTCTATGGGTATGGTGGCGCATGTGAATAAGCCGTCGGCAACGACAGGATTGGGGATTGGTAATGTGAGGGTCGTTGGACCATACCAGCTTGGTATCACCTTTATCAACAACACGATCACCCCCATCACCCCCATTGGTGAGACTTATAGATTCCTTGTCGCCAATGAACTCCCCTCTATCAACAACGTTCTACAGTATACGTGGAACAACGTGACGCCGCTTATGGCATTACAGGGAGCAGCGACAGGAACAATGCAGGAAATTACGGTGGCTATGGCAGGTATCTTGGCCAATGACCTCCCTATGAGTATTAATAGGCCGTCGGCAGGAACAGTGCTTAGTGTAGGAAATATAAGGGTAACGGCAGCTTCCATGTTGGGTATTCAGCTTTCCGCACCAATCCAGTGTAGTTCTCTCCCCGGTGGAGAGTATTGGACGGCGTCCCTGTGGAGACAACAGCCTGTTGCTCCTACATCGATACTTAATCCATATCTCGGTGCGCCTACGACTGCTATTACGGCAGCCGGAACATTTGAGATTTCACAGACCATCTTGGGAGTACCCGCTAACTCCAACGTCGTGGTGAATAAGAGTTCCATGACCGCGGGCTTGGCCATTACGAATGCACGAGTGAGTGCGGCAAATACGGTACAGATTTCGTATCAGAATATGACTGCCCTTGCAATTTGCCTCCCCGCATTCGAGTTCTACACGGTAGAAGTATTCAATCAGCCCATTGGAAACGTCGGTAACGGACTTGCCGAATCTTGGCATATCCAGTCTGTCATGCCTACGTTCAACCAGACGATTGATTTGACGAATGAGCAGGAAGATACGCTTTGTCTCATTGGTATGGATAAAGGGTATTAAGATTGACACAGAGAATAGGGGAGAGGGGGATGCCTCTCTCCCCATTCTACTTTACTATTAAAGGAGGGCTTTTGTGTTAGGGGATAACAAAAAGAAGTCTATAGGTCTTGCGTTGATAGCCCGTAATGAGGAAGCTGTCATCGAGAGGTGTATTGCGTCCTGTAAGGGGGTAGATCAGGTGTCGTTAGTGGATACTGGTTCTACTGACAGGACAGTGGAGATTGCAAAGTCTCTTGGAGTAGTAGTGGACGACACAACATTCAAGTGGCCGGATGCACCAGATACCACAGGGATTGATTTCTCGGCAGCCCGTAACAGGTCGGTAGATATGCTTGATACCGATTGGTTCATGTTTCTGGATGCCGATGAGGTATTGGAGAAAGGCCACATCTGGAACATCAAGAAGCATCTACAGGACATAGGGGATGATGATATGGATGTCATCCTTATCACTATGTACGCTACGGATGGAGATGAGTTTTGGCGTGAGAAGATTGTGAAGAAGAAACCGGAGTTAAGATTTGTTGGCCGCGTCCATGAGTCATTTGTTAATGAGAACGCGAGTGGGATTTGCGCGGATGATGTGAGAGTTAAGTATGAGCCTCGGGGAAGTTCGGAACGCAACTACGCAATTCTTCGTGAAGAGGTTCAGGCTAACGTTGACGATATGAGATTGCAATACCTCATGGGGCGGGAAGAGTTCTGTTTTAATAATTGTGTATCCTCAATATATTGGTTTGAGCGATATATCAGAGCATACTTACTGTCCGGCAAGCAGCACAAGATGAGATATGCGGATGCGCTATTTACGTTGGCGCTGGCACATGCCAAGATGGCAGACCCCGTTCAAGCTAAATATTGGGCGGCACAGGGATTTGCAGCTAACCCAGACTGTCGTGAGGTCGCACAATTATTGGCTGACCTATCGTTGTTTGAAAATAACCGTCTTGCCAATAATAAGTGGCTGGAGATCGCACAGATGGCACAGAATCGTGGCATGTTTTACAAGTCACGCGGCTTCGTAAAGAAGATGGAGAGTGCCGCATGAATAAAGCCGAATACGCCGCCCAACGATTTTGGTTCGCACACAAGATGATAGACACAGGAGCAGACAAGAGGCATATGCTGGCTCCTGATTACCCGATATTGAACGAGGATAAGCAGCATGATTATGACGCCCATTATATATTTCACACAGCATGGGCAGCACGCGTCTTGGCGAAGAGTAGGCCGATGAAGCATGTCGACATTGGATCGTTCTTATATTTCTCGACAATATTGTCAGCGTTTCTTCCAATAGATTTCTACGACTACCGTCCCATTGACGTCCCGGTTACCGGGCTGACAGTTGGACATGCAGATGTCACCAACCTTCCTTTTGGGGATAGGAGTGTTGAGTCGTTGTCTTGTATGCACGTTGTCGAACATATAGGGCTTGGCCGCTACGGTGATCCCCTCGACCCCGACGGTGATCTCAAAGCAATGCGAGAACTCCAACGTGTGATTGCACCGGGCGGCCAACTTCTCTTCGTAGTCCCAGTGGGGACCCCGGAGATATTCTTCAACGCACATCGAGTCTACCACCCAACGCAGATATGGGAGATATTCAAAGAGTTGCAGGGGGAGTTTATAGAGATTACCCCCGGATGTGGATGCTTCCTGTTTAGACGGGAGGTGGGGGTATGAAGGCGCTTATACTTGGAATTACTGGTCAGGATGGGAGTTACTTAACAGAGTTGCTTCTAAGCAAGGGGTATGAGGTACACGGAGTTGTTAGGCGTTCAAGCTCTCCCAATACAGGGAGGATTGACCATCTTGAGGAGAATACTAATTTGTTTCGTTATTATGGAGATGTGACGGACACGGCCAGTCTAATCGACCTGATATACAGTGTCCAGCCGGATGAGATTTATAATCTGGCTGCAATGAGCCATGTCCGCCTCTCCTTTGACATGCCTGTTTATACCGGAGATGTTACGGCGATAGGTGTGACGAGATTACTGGAAGCAGTTAGGAAGAGTGGAAGTAAGACCAGGATATATCAGGCATCCTCATCTGAGCTATTCGGTACTCATCCCCCGCCACAGAACGAGGATACACCATTCCAGCCAGCCTCCCCCTATGGTATAGCCAAACTGTATGCTCACTGGATGATGAAGAATTACAGACAGGCATATGGGATGTTTAATGCTTGTGGCATATTGTTCAACCATGAGAGTTATCGCCGAGGTATGACGTTTGTATCGAGAAAGATTGCGAGAGGCGTGGCGGCAATCAAGGCAGGGAAGCAGGATAAACTCATTCTTGGCAACCTTGAATCCTATCGTGATTGGGGGTACGCCCCTGAGTACGTCTATGCTCAATGGCTGATGCTGCAACAGGATGAGCCGATGGATTTGGTCATAGGCACAGGAGAGAGTCATACTGTAAGAGAGTTTGCTGAGAAGGCTTTTGCAAGAGTTAACCTTGATTACAGGGATTATGTGACATTCAGCGACAGGTTCACAAGACCCGTAGAAGTAGACCATCTCCGGTGTGACGCGAGTAAAGCAAGAGACATTCTTGGATGGCAGCCGAAAGTTATGTTTGATGAACTGGTAGAGATCATGGTTGATAGCGAGGTTACTGGAACGGAGGTGCGAAGATGAAAATTAACATCGTCTACTCCTATCTTGCCATCGCTGATAACCGTAAAGAGGAATGGGACAGGCATGAGATTATTCATTCAAGCACCCCTATTCCCGGTGCGGATATTTACGCTTATCTCAACCTTAGTAGTTTCCGTGGGTCTATGGAAAAGTCTCTGAATATGCTAATTATGGAAGAGCCAGAGGTTGTGGAACCTCAACAGTATAATATGGAATACCTCAAGTGGTTCGACCACGTGTTTACTTGCCACGATCACTTTTGTACTATCGACCCAGAACATTTCACCTACATCCCTACGTGGCGGGCAGTAGGGGATAATCCTGTAATTACAGAATCCATGACTGAGAGGGACAAGGTATATCCGCTTGCCAATCGAAAGAAAGCTATTGTTATGATTGCTGGCAACAAGACATCACCTGTCCCTACAGAGTTATATAGTAAACGGCTCCGCGCCGCCCAATGGTGGGATGGAAATTCTAATATGCCCTTCGATGTCTTTGGCTCACCTCCTTTTGACCTCCCGAATTACAAAGGCATAGTCCCACCGGGCGGCGCTCCCCGACTCCAGAAGTTTGCCGAATATCGGTATGCGTGGTGTTTTGAGAATACCGATCACCCCGAGTATTCGAAAGGATATTGTCAGAAAATCCCTGATTGTCTGGAAGCAAGGACAGTTCCTATCTATTATGGATGTGCCAACATTGAGCAGTACATTCCTAAAGAGTGCTTAATAGACTTCAGGGATTTTAGTAACTATGAAGAATTGGATAAGTTCCTCAATAATATGAGTGATGAACGGTATTTGGAGTATGTGAAAGCTATTGATGAGTTCGTGTGTAGCGGAGGTTTGAGGAAGTATACTTGGACTGAGGTGTATAAGATTATATGTCACCAAGTGCTTGGGAAGAAGGATGACAATATTGAGACTGATGGTGAGTTGGATGTTATTAAAAAGTATATCCATGATGGTAACGTGGTGTTTGATGTTGGGGCAGAGAGAGGGACGTGGACTAAATGGGTAAGGGAGAGTCACAGGAATTGTCATGTTTATGCATTTGAGCCGGACACCAAGAACAACAATCCTGACGCATTCCCATTTGCATTATCCGACCATGTTGGGACAGAACAATATCATGTGACATCCAAGAGTCTGCATAATATTCTAATTAAACCAGAGGCAGAAACCTCATATCCTGTCCCGATTACGACTGTGGATAGATTCTGTGAAGAACACAAGATCAACCATATTGATTTTATGAAGATAGATGTGGAGGGCGGGGAGTTTAATGTTATCAAAGGCGCTCACCAGATGATTCGTGAGGGATTGGTAGAGAATATTCAATTTGAGTACGGTGGGACATATCCTCCGGCCAAGTTGACGTTGCAACGTGTAGTTAGGTATTTAAGGCAGTATGGGTATGAGATATTTAAAGTGGCTCCTGATTCTGTAATCCCCGTTAACGGCTTGGTAGAGGATTATGGGTATGCTAATTATCTTGCTACAAAGGGAGGTAGGGTAATGAGTAATAAGACGGTATGCGTGGTGTTTAGTAAAGATAGGGCAATGCAGTTGGATGCTACGTTGAATAGTCTGTATAGGCATTGTAAAGATGCGGATACGATGGACGTTAAGGTGCTGGTGAAAGCATCTACGCCAACATATAACAAGGGGTATGAGCAATTAGTGTCGGACTACCCACAGGTAACTTGGGTTGTAGAGAAAGAGTTCCAGACCGATCTCGTCAATGCGGTTGAGGATTATGAGTATGTGATGTTCTTGACGGACGATACGGTGTTCGTAAAGGATTGTACAATAGAATCTATACCAAGCATGTTCAATGATAATATTGGAATTTTAGGATTCTCGTTTAGATTAGGAGAAAATATTACACATTGTTATATGCTTGACATTGAACAGGAACCAACCCGTTACTGGGGAGATGGCACAGGAGATTTCGGCTATCCTCTTGAATTATCCAGTTCAATATACCGCGTCTTTGATATGCTCCCGTTATTGAAGGAGCCTATCTATAATAACCCGAATACTTTAGAGGCATGGTTAGACCACAGCAAAGGGTGGTTTAAGGAAACTAAACCTGCTTTATCATTTTATGATGTGTCAGTCGCCTTTGCTATCCCTATGAACAGAGTCCAGACCACCTACCCCTCAAATCGCAGCGGAACCGATCCTCGCTATTCCGTGGAGCACTTACAGGAGCTTTTTGATAAGGGGGTAAGGGTAAACGTCAGGGCGCTGGATAATTTCGTGCCTACAGGAGTACATCAGGAGATAGACGTGCCGTTCGTTGATAGTCAAGGCTCGGATTATCGGGAAGAGCGAGAATTAGAGGTTTCTATCCTCATGCTCAACTATAATGGTGGTACAAACGTGGCAAAATGCATAGACTCAATATTCCGCACCGTCGGGAATCACGAATATGAATTAATCATATGGGATAATTGTTCGACAGACGGCTCTCTGGAATTTCTCAAGAGTGTTGAGTCAACCAATAAGCATGTAAGGATTATGGAGTCTTATGAGAATATCGGGGTTGAGGCACGTGCCAAACTTATGCCGTTGGCAAAGGGGAAGTATATCGTTGTTATGGATAATGATGTTGTCCTTACCCGTTATTGGCTCGACCAATGTATAATTTGGGCAAAGGCAATACCCGACCTCGGTATTATCGGGCCTCGTACCAATTACGCGTCTGGTCCCCAGTTAGTAGAAAATGCTCCTAACCACAATGGAGATATTGAGGGGCTTGAAAAGTTTGCTGAAAATTGGAGAATGTTACCGGAACATAGAGGACAGTTGTTGCAAATCCCCCGCCTACCATCATTTTTCTGGTTTATGACACGTGAAGTAATAAACAGGGTAGGGAATTTTAAAAGTTATGGTAAGTTTTCGTTTGAAGATGAGTGTTTTTCTCTTCGGGTTTCGCTTGCAGGGCTTCGTGTGTTGATTGATAATGACATTTACGTCCATCATTTTGGTGGGCCACAGGGAAAAGGTGATAAAGAGTATAATAGACTTATGGCAGAGGGATGGGTCTTGTTTAAACAGGAATGGCATCTACCATCTGATTGGGTGTACGGTAACCAAGATCATATTTCATATATTATGGAGCATACCAAGTTCAATAAAGAAGAACATTATGTCCCGATGGAGGCGTCATTAACATGAGTCCAATTTTCAAGTTAGATTCAACAGGAGCTTTAATCCCGCAAGGGAATATTCCAATAACGGAGGTAATATAATTATGGCAGCAAAAAAGACACAGAAACATGCAAAGAAAGTGGTATCGGATAAGTCCAAGAGTCATTATGGGTATGCGAAGAAAGCAAAGACCAATGTCCCCAATGGACACAAGAAACACGCAAAATAGGAGGAACGGGGATGCCATCAGTAAGTAAGAAGCAGAAGAAGTTTATGGCAGCGGCCGCACATTCCAAGAAGTTTGCCAAGAAAGCTGGGATTTCTCAGAAGGTGGCAAAGGAATTTAACGTGGCAGACAAGAAGAAAAGCAAGAAGAAAAAAGGAGGTAAGTAATATGGGAATGGTAGGTCAGGTAATTACGCAGGAGAAGTTTCCGCAATACCTTTATCATTCAGACAAGGAAGGGTTTAGACGTGTGGATGATTTGAAGGAAAAGACGGAAGCGGTACGAGAAGGGTGGAGCGCGGGGTATCGTCATCAGGAATACCCCAAGATGATGTACCACGTCGTACTTGAGCCTAAAGAAGTGAAGAATGAGGAAGAGGAACTTGCCTTGATTGATGCCGGATGGGAAAAGTCCCCCGTAGCATTTTCTGAGGAGAAGGTGATCGACACCAAGATTGCTCAGAATAAGGCAGAGGCTAAAGAGTTGGCCAACAAGAAAGCGATTCTAAAGGAAGGTAAGGCAGCGTGATATTGTCAGTAGGGCAGTTGATTACGAAATCATTCAGGGATATTGGGGCGCTGAAGATGAATGAGGGGCCGACAGCAAGTGAAGTTGCTGACGCTATTCTCGACCTCAATATCCTTTTGGATTCTCTGTCGATAGATTCCCTGATGGTGTTGGGGTCTATCATGGAAGATTTTCCATTAGTGGCCGGACAGCAAACCTATACGATTGGGGTTGGGGGGGATTTCAACACCAGCAAACCGTCGAGGATTGATAATGCGTTTATCCAAGACGCATTGAATAACAGGTATCCGGTAGCCATTACCGATAAAACAATATACGATACCTATGAAGATGCTCTAATATCCTCGGCTCGGCCTGATGAATTGGTGTATGATCCGGGGCCAACACAGCAGACTGTGCAGATGGGGGTCATCTACATGTATCCTATTCCAGATGCTTCCGGCCCATACACCCTCTATATTGGAGAGCAGAAACCGTTGATTGAGTTCACAAATTCAATAGACATCGTGACATTTCAACCAGCATACTTTATGTTCTTGCGATATGCTCTCGATGAACTATTGTGGCCTCAGTATAGGGATGATGGGAAGCCGTTCCCGCCCAAGCTGGCTGGATTGAAATCTCAGGCAGAGGGAAGGATTACGGCTATGAATACAAGGCCAAGTACGGCGATTGTTGAAATAGGGAAGAAGGGACGGGGGAGTTTCGATATTTTCTCTGGCCCATATGGAGGCGACTACCGTGGTGTTTAATTTGATGAGTCCCGGATATGTCGGACGATCATCTAACATTGACGCGTCTCGTCTTGTCAATTTCATGCTGGAGTTTAACTCTAAAGAGAGCAAGGCTCCTGCGACATTGACAGGTACTCCCGGAACATCTTTGTGGTTGTCATTAGGAGCCTCTGTTGTCCGGGGGATGAATGTATTTAACAATATACTCTATGTCGTTACAGGAAATAAGTTGTATTCGATTTCTCCGTTCAAAGTAGTATCGGCCGCCCTCGGCTCTCTTGCTACTTCTGTCGGTCCTGTGATTATGAAGAATAATGGAGTAACCGTGTCAGGAGTGGGCGGTAACCAGTTGATGATTGTAGATGGGTCTGCCGGATATATCTATAATGTTAATACAGGGGTGTTTACGTCGAGTTCCGCGTTCACAGGTGGAGGATTTCCGGCAACGGGAGCTAATAGTTTGGAGTTTATGGACGGATACTTTGTCGTGAGTCAGCCCAATTCCATGAACACCGTGTGTTCGGATTTATACGATGGTACGAATTATCACTCTATTGCTGTCGCACCCATCGAGGGATTCCCGGATAAGATACAGTCGATATGGCAAGTCCAAGAGCAGTTGTTCTTTATTAAAGAATATTCTACTGAGATATGGTATGACTCTGGAATAGATGCTGCTCAAGGATTCCCGTTCTCCCGTATGACAGCCGCAGTATTGGATATGGGGACACCAGCGCCGTACTCCGTAGCAAAGGGTGTGGATGGGCTATTTATGTTAGGATCGAGAAAGATTGGGGATGGGCCTAATTTCGTAGGAGCCGTCAGTGTTGTAAGTGACACACCGAAAATCATATCTCCTCCGGCAATTACCCTTCAGATGATGGCATGGAAACCGTGGAGTGATGTGATTGGGTATTGTTATGAGCAAGAGGGGCATAGCTTTTATGTCCTGACATCTCCGTCTGCCAACCAGACGTTTGTATATGACGCGTCCATTGGTGATCCGATGGTTGCATGGCACGAAAGGTCTACGTATATTTCTGGCTCCATGTATAAGGTAAACCGTCATGTTAGTAATTCCTATGTTAATTTCCTCGGCAACCATCTTGTAGGGGATTTCAGGAATGGAAATATCTATACTTTAGCTTCCTCCCTATATTCCGACAACGACACACCTCTTATATCATTCAGGACGGCAGAAATACTATCAGATAATAAAAGAGATTTGAATAGTCTCAGAATTAACCGGATTCAAGTAGATGCTGAGATGGGGGTAAATGGGAATATTGCCTTTTCCTTTTCACAAGACGGTGGACACACTTGGAGTAGTGATTATATGGAATCTCTTGGATTGACAGGAGAATATGGAAGAAGGGCAAAATGGCGAAGAGTGGGGACGTTTCCTTATGGTATGGTCGCCAGATTTGCTATCTCAGACCCATGTAAACGGGTACTTATTAATGGCTATGTCGATTAGGAGAGTGTATGGCAGAGTTTGAGCATCCAGTCTTTCATAGTTATCTGGATTATTATAATGCGGTTGGTCAGTGGACAGACCCCGCCAATCCTAACTTTGGCACTGTAACGCCACAAAAGCCGTATGTGGGGATGTTGGCGTATGCAAATGGGGTGGCATGGAATCCGGGGGCTGGTGCAGGGTATTATAGATATACTGTCGGGGGGACATGGACTCATGTTGGATAAAAAGGGGATGGTAGAATGATAAAGACACTTTCGTTATGCCCGACTTGTTATAAGAAGATCGAGGCATTTATTGACATCAAGAATGGTATGGCTGTAATGACTAAGGAATGTGACGTTCATGGGCCATTTAGTGCAATCGTGGAAAGAAGCGCACAGCACGTAAGCGATTTTTATAGAATAGAAACTCTTGGCAATAACAATACTATTATTATTCACGCCAATAACACATGTAATATGTCATGTTCATGGTGTTATTATCCGATGGGGCAGGAAACTATGTATACGTTTCCATATTATGATTCGGTATTGGGGATGTATAAGAGGCAGAGGTTTAATTTGTTATTATCCGGTGGGGAGCCTACGCTTCGTTCCGATTACTTTCAATTTATCCGTGAAGCTCACGCGAATGGTTGGCAAGCGGCGTCCATTACGAACATGATTAAACTTGCGGATGATGAGTTTTTTAGCCAAACTATGAATCCTGATTTTATTCAGAATAATTTATATAAATTCGCCATGAGTATGCAGCACCCCAAGAATTATAGTAAAGAAATCTTGGATCAGAAAATGAAGGCACTTGGGAGTATTGAGCAGAAAGGACTCAGGGCTATGTGTGTGATGTTTTCGATAACCAGTCTTGACGAATTGGAATGGATACGGGAGTTCTATAACCATACGAAGCATTGCTACATCATGTTGAGGATACGGACAATGTTTCAGAATTGGGGGAATAAGGGGAAGAGTAATCATATCTGGTTATCTGATCTTCATAAAAAGTATCTGGACGTATTTGGGGATTTGACTCCAGTACAGTGCAGACAGATAGAAGTGTCAAATATGTATTGTTTGTATTTACAGCAAAGTGATGGGATGCATGTTTCGTTAAGCTCGTCACCAACAGTGGAGAATGTAGATTATCATCAGTGTTCCCGTCCGGTATATATGTTGGCTTTAGATGGACGATGTTATCCTGTTCCTCTTGCCCAAATTATCAATGAAGGAATTGATCTTGGGTGGAAAGACGGGTACAAATTAGGAGGTAAATAGTATGGTGTATATTGTGGGAGCCGCAGCAATAGGAGCAGGGGTAAGTTATTATGAAGGAGAACAAAATAGAAAGGCAGCCAGTGATGCGGCAGATGAATCTTCACAGGGGTACTTGGCTGGATCAGAAGCTTATCGTAATACCGTTTCTCCGTGGGTTAATTCTGGTACACAAGCCAATACGTTACTAAGTCAGAACGCCTTCTATTCCAACATCCCGGCATTTAATTTCAATCTGGGACAGTCCATGAGTAACGATGGTACTGGCGGGCAGATGGTGAATGAGGCTATGGGAGAGATTTCAGCACAGCGGGCTGCTACTGGCGGATTTGGGTCGGGGAATCAGATTACCGATGTGTCCAATTACATTGCCGGAACATACGAGCCAAGTTTATATAATCAGGCGTACAGCACGTACAACACGAATGTCAACTCTCAGTATACGCAACCCTATAATGAGTTGACGGGAATATCTAACACTGGACTGAATGCGGCTACTGGAGCAGCGATAGCAACAAATTCAGGTATTACCAATGCGGGGAATGCCCAGGCGTCTGGAACTGTGGGGGCGTCAAATGCCAGTTCTAACGGATTAACTGGAGCGAGTAATGCCGTGAATAGCGGTGTGGGGACGTATATGAATTATCTTAGTCAACAGAATCTTGCTAATGCAATCAAGGGATTGGGGAATAATAATAATCAGTATTACTACGGGTCAGGAACCAACCAAGATTGGTATGGTGCAGATACCGGAAGCACGATCGGGACAGATTCAATGTCTATGTATACTTATTAATAGAGAGAGGAATTTATGAGTTGGGAACAGTTACTTCCACAAGCCAATACTAAGATGACGACTCTTGGCGACTATTATCAGCCTAAACAGGCCGAGAATGCGATGCAGATTCTTCATGCTGCCGATATGCTTGACCAACGGCAAGCACGCCAACTCCAAATGAAGGTTGCTAAATTACGGTTTGATACGAGTGTTGAGCATCTGGAGGGGACAAAGGCGCTTTCCGCAATAGCCAAACCGCAACAAATCAGTCCAGACGATGTTAAGACGGCTGTAGGGTATGTACCTAAAGCACAGTATATGTCTTGGGCGTCAATGTATAAAGGCGAGGCGGCTAATCAGCAAGAGATGGCGACGACTGCGGCAACACAGGCAGCAGCAGCCTTACAAGCGGGGAGAATGCAATACATGATTCATCAGGGTATTGATCCAGAGCAAGTTGGGGTTAATTTTGGTCCCCCACCACCTCAACCTCAACCTCAACCTCAGATACCGGGTCAGGATGCCTCTACAAACGCTATGACGCCCTCTCAGACCCCTCAACC